TATTAGGCAGATAAAACTTTTGCAAAAACTCACTGTACTCCACTGTATTGGCATCCCCTTATAAATAATTTATCGTGTCCGTACTTGTCCGAACAATGTCCGTATCTGTGCGGGTAATGTCTGTCTTCATGTCAGCGAAAAAAAATACCGATGAATATATACTGATATCAGATGGTTGAAAGAGCAGCTTCTGATCAGTCACAAATGCTATCTGATATGAGTAATTCATAGCTATTTATAGTTATTATATAGCATTTACGACGCCGTTACAACAAATTGACAAACATTTATCAATTCCCCACCGCTAACAAAAGCTCTCTAACACTCCATCAAAAGGGGGTCCGAAATATCCGTATTACAGGAAAAAATAATGCCCCCCTGACCTGGACAAGTCGTTAAACTATCCGGCTATTACACCCGTTCACCCGGCATGCAGAGTGGCTCGAGCGGTTGTAGCGGTCACAAATGAATAAGAAACCAGTCTACGAGCGTGGCTGGCCGAACGAAACGAATTGATTCCCGTTCCGTCTGGCCTGTCACGCTCCTTTTTTGTGTGGCCTCCGGTTCGGGAGAAGCGAACGGAGGTATCGCGCATGAAAACCAATGACAATCAGAGTAAACGCATTTACGACAAGATCACAAAGCAGTGGTACGAAGTCCCGGAAGATCAGTACCGCGAGTACGATCGTAACCGCACCGCTCTTCGCAAGAGGATGCAGTACCGCGGCGAGTGCTTCTGCCCGCGCAGCAAATGGTGGCTGTGCGACGGCAACTGCCTCGACTGCGAATTCCGCGACAACACGACCGACTCTCTTAACGCTCCTCTGCCTGATGGTGATGGCACTCTTGAGGATTACGTCCCGGGCAATACACCAACCCCAGAAGAAATCGTATCTGACAAGCTCCTGCTGGAAAGCCTTATCGACCATCTCCGTGAGATTGATCCGGATGCTGACCAGATCATCCAGATCTGGAAGGATAATCCGGACGGGATTTCAGACCGTAAGGTTGCCCAGATGCTTGGACGCGCGCAGCGTACCTTCGCTTATGAGATGAAGAAATTCCGCGCTGACTGCAAGAAAATCCGTGGAGACGAGGATTAAGCCTGGGGTCTGCTGGTACTTTTTCCTGCCGGCAGATTTTTTTCTTATTTCTTTGCTCAAAACGAGAGCTTTTCTCCAGTAGAAAGTGTAAAGCGAAAAGCTTTAGAGAAAGTGAGGTGAATCCCATGAATCGAACCCCTGCAGACAACGGATGCCTGGAAGGTATAACAAGCACAGAAGAAATTCGGCTGCTTTATGCCATAAGCCGTGTATCTGCAAGACTCGCAAGGAACCTGTCGTTTCTTGCTGCATGCCAATCCGAGAAAGGAGAAAAAGAATATGTCAAAGATGGCAGAGATGGATATGACCATCAAAGAACTTCGCGAAGCCGCTGCCGCTATTAGCAGCGCTGCAGACTGGCTTAGCAATCAGTTTTCAGAAGATCAAGAGACTCCAGATCCAGAGCCAACACAGAAGAAGGCTCTTGCGCTTGAGGATATCCGTCCAATCCTTGCTGACAAGTCCCGTGCAGGATTTACTGATCAGATCCGAGACCTGCTCCATAAATATGGAACAGACCGTCTCTCAAAGGTCGATCCGAAGGACTATGAAGCGCTTCTTAAAGATGTGGAGGCGCTGTCATGAGTCCGAGAACACACGCGATCCTGTCAGCCTCTTCATCGGAGCGCTGGATCCACTGCCCTCCTTCCGTGAGACTTGGAGAACGCTTCGATGATCAGGAAAGTGCCTATGCACTTGAAGGGACCTGCGCACATGCACTTGCTGAGTACAAGCTGAGAAGAGCACTCGGATACCCTGCAGAAGATCCAACAGAAAACCTCGATTTCTTCAACGAAGAAATGGATGACGCCACAGACGGTTATGTCTCCTTCGTATTAGAACAGAGGGAGGCAGCAAAGAAAGCCTGCAGGGATCCGAAAGTTTATGTGGAGCAGAGAGTCGACTTCTCCAACTGGGTCAAGGATGGCTTTGGCACCGCGGACGCATTGATCGCAGCGGATGGAACGCTTCGGATCATCGATCTGAAGTACGGCACCGGGATCGAAGTCAATGCTGAGAATAATACTCAGCTTGCATGCTATGCACTAGGAGCTATTGCTATGTTCGATGGCCTCTACGACATCGACACCGTATCCTTATCAATTTACCAGCCGCGCAGGCAGAACGTAAGCATATGGGAGATTTCTAAAGATGACCTTCTCTCCTGGGCTAAAAGTGTCTTAAAACCTGCTGCAGAACTTGCTTTTACTGGTGCCGGTGACTATTCCTGTGGATACTGGTGCAGGTTCTGTAAAGCCAGGATGATCTGCAGAAAGCGGGCCGAGGAGAATCTTAAGCTTGCGCAGGATGACTTCAAACTTCCACCAGAGCTTTCCGATGCAGAAATCGAAGTCATTCTTTCTAAGGTCGATGAGCTCACTGTCTGGGCGTCCGACATTAAAGAGTATGCCCTGCAGCAGGCACTTTCCGGGAAAGAATGGCGCGGTTTCAAGCTGGTCGAGGGACGATCTATCCGCAAGTACACTGATGAAGCGTCCGTTGCCAAGGCAGTCACCGATGCTGGGTACGACCCATATCAGAAAAAGCTGCTGGGCATTACAGCCATGCAGAGACTTCTCGGCAAATCCCGTTTTAATGAACTCCTGTCGGCATATATTGAAAAGCCGCAGGGAAAACCTACTCTCGTGCCGGACAGCGACAAACGCCCGGCCATGAACACAGCAAAAAACGATTTTATGGAGGAAAAATATCATGAGTAAAAGAATGAACAACCCGATGAAAGTTATCACTGGACCGAACACTCGCTGGAGCTACGCAAACGTCTGGGAGCCGAAGTCGATCAATGGAGGCACCCCGAAATACAGCGTCAGCCTCATCATTCCGAAGTCTGACACCGTAACACTCAATAAGATCAAGGCGGCTATCGAAGCGGCATATAAGGAAGGCGAGGTGAAGCTTCGCGGAAACGGAAAGAGCGTGCCAGCTCTTTCTGCAATTAAGAAGCCCCTCCGCGATGGTGATGCGGAGCGTCCAGACGATGAGGCTTACAAAAACGCATATTTTGTTAATGCCAACGCAACCACAGCGCCGGGCATCGTAGATGCCGACCTGAATCCGATTCTTACCCGCTCAGAAGTTTACAGTGGCGTTTATGGGCGCGCTTCTATCACCTTCTATGCCTTCAATAGTTCCGGCAACAAGGGCATCGCCTGCGGACTCAACAACTTGCAGAAGATCCGCGATGGGGAGCCTCTCGGTGGCAAAGCAAGCGCTGCATCTGACTTCGCGACTGACGACGATGAAGATTTTCTGAACTAAGCAATTGAAGTGAACAAATAACAGGCGGCGGGGATCAATCTCTGCCGCTTGTTTGATTGGAGGTAAAAATTGAAAACACTCAGCATCGACATTGAAACATATAGCGATATCAACCTCGGCAAATGTGGCGTATACAAGTACACCGAGTCCCCTGCTTTCGAGATCCTGCTCTTTGGATATTCCATCGATGGCGGTGAAGTGAAAACCATCGATCTTGCGCAGGGAGAAAAACTTCCGCAGGAGGTCGTCGACGCGCTTGTCAGCGATGAAGTGATCAAATGGGCGTACAACGCGAACTTCGAACGGGTATGCCTGTCGCGGTATCTGCGTGATATGGAAATCAGTCTTGATCCGTTTCACGATGATCACCCTCTGTCTATAGAACGTGCAAGGTTCCTGAATCCTGAAAGCTGGCGCTGCTCCATGGTCTGGGCATCTGCAATGGGTCTTCCCCGCTCTCTTGAAGGTGTCGGCACGGTCCTCGGGCTTGAAAAGCAGAAGCTCACAAAAGGCAAGGATCTCATCAAATACTTCTGCGTTCCCTGCGCTCCGACTAAATCAAACAGCGGCCGAACCAGAAACCTTCCCTGCCACGCCTCAGAGAAATGGAAGGCGTTTAAACGATATAACATCCGAGATGTCGAAACCGAGATGGGGATTAAGAAACGTCTTTCCAAATTCCCGGTGCCGGATTTCGTATGGGACGAGTACCATATCGATCAGGAAATCAACGACCGCGGCGTTCGCCTGGATATGGACCTTGTAGAAAAAGCGATCGAGATGGACTCCCAATCACGGTCAGAGCTCATGACCGCTATGAAAGCGATCACCTCTCTTGAGAATCCGAATAGCGTGCAGCAGATGAAACAGTGGCTGGCGCTGCAAGGAGTCGAGGTGGAAAGCCTCGGGAAAAAGGAAGTCTCCAAACTTATCAAATCCGTTCCACCAAGACTTAAAGAAGCTCTTAAGCTTCGGCAGCAGCTGTCAAAGTCGTCCGTCAAGAAATATCAGACTATGCAGCGGGCTGTATGTGATGACGGAAGAGCCCGCGGGATGTTCGCATTCTACGGTGCAAACCGTACAGGTCGTTGGGCCGGTAGACTCATCCAATTACAGAACCTCCCGCAGAATCATCTGGAAGATCTGTCATCCGCGCGGGCTCTGGTAAAATCCGGAAACTTCGAGGCCGTCAAAATGCTCTATGAGGATGTGCCGGACACACTTTCCCAGCTTATCCGAACTGCCTTCATTCCAAAAGAAGGCATGCTCTTTTACGTAGCTGACTTCTCGGCGATCGAAGCCAGGGTGATCGCCTGGTATGCCGGTGAAAAATGGCGACAGAAAGTATTTGAAGAAGGCGGTGACATCTACTGCGCATCGGCCAGCCAGATGTTCCACGTACCAGTCGTAAAACACGGCATAAATGGACACCTCCGGCAGAAAGGAAAAATCGCAGAGCTGGCCCTCGGCTACGGTGGATCGGTCGGTGCTCTGAAAGCAATGGGTGCTCTTGAGATGGGGTTATCCGAAGACGAGCTTCCTCCGCTGGTCGATGCTTGGCGAAAGACCAATCCTCACATCGTCCAGTTCTGGTGGGACGTCGACCGAGCAGTCATGAACGCAGTGCGCTACCACTCCCCTTCCACTATCTACGGACTGAACTTCGAATGCCGCTCCGGCATGCTGTTCATCCGGCTGCCCTCCGGCAGGAGGCTCGCTTACGTAAAACCGAAGATCGGAACAAATAAGTTCGGCGGCGAATGTGTTACCTATGAGGGAATCGGCCCTGCGAAGAAATGGGAAAGGCTCGATTCCTATGGGCCTAAGTTCGTGGAAAACATCGTACAGGCAACTTCACGCGACATCCTTTGCTACGCTATGAAAACGCTCCGCTACTGCCGGATTGTCATGCACGTTCACGACGAACTGATTATCGAAGCCGATCCATCCGTCTCACTTGATGCGATTTGTGAACAAATGGGCAGGACTCCTCCTTGGACTCCTGGACTTCTCCTTCGCGCAGACGGTTATACCACCCCGTTTTATAAAAAAGATTAATACATCTCCATCAATATACGTCGCTCACCTCCGAAGAAAAATGCGGAGGTGATTTTTTTCGCTCAAAACAGCAATCTTTCTCCAGTGGGAAGTAGAGGTTAATAACACCTCAGAAAGGAGGTAAACCACATGGATTTCAAAAGCGCCAAAACCGAGAATCAAAGAGCACTCAGGACTTTTCGGCCGATTGTGTACATCTGTTCTCCCTACTCCGGAGAAGCGAAGAACAACGTAATCGCTGCAAGACGCTTCTGCCGCTTTGCTGTAAGCAAAGGATACATTCCGTTTGCTCCTCATCTTCTTTTTCCGCAGTTCCTTGATGACAGCGATGAAACGGAACGCGAACTCGGTCTACTCTTCGGAAATGCCTTGATGAGTAAGTGCACGGAGGTCTGGGTATTCGGAAGCAGAATCACTGCCGGTATGAAAACGGAAATCAAGTGTGCGAAACGGAAAAATTACCGCTTGCGCTATTTTACAAATGATTGTCAGGAGGTTTAAGCCATGTACGAAGTAAAGGAAAACAGCAAGGTACTGTATGACGGAACAGAAATCACAACATATGAACGTGAGGTAGTCAGTTGCAACATTCTCGATGTCGAAGCCGGAACCACTGGTTATATGGGTGGCGACACCGGACACGGCGGCAGGACGTATTTTCGCATCTCGGATGAAGCATGCACCGATATGGGTGTTAATGTACTCCGCGACCGCTTTGGAGGTACGTCAGGCTTTGAGGTCTTTCTCGGTGGAGACTGCGAGCTTGAAACCATGATTCGAGCACTGAAGTTTATCACGAAGGTGCTGGAGGATGAATCAAAGGAGGTGCATGACTAAGCATGAAATTTACTTTATACATTGCCGACTGCACGGGGAACGAGGCCAATTGTCTCTATCCCCATAAAATGGTCATCAATAGTCCGGAAGATTTCGCCGCTGCCGCCTTACGCGATCACGTGACCGCAGCATATCAAAACAATTATCGCTCAAACGACAACTTTATCTCTGCTGATGCCATCGTCTGGGACTGCGACAATGATTTTTCAGAAAGCCCTGGCGACTGGATGACACCGGAAAAGCTGGCAAGCGGTGCGTTTGCGAACATTTCATTTGCCGCTGCTCCAAGCCGCCACAATATGCTTCAAAAGGACAGCTACTCCCCTCGCCCTCGTTTTCATCTGGTCGCTCCGATCAAAATCTGCACGGATGCCTCTACCTTCGCGGCGCTTAAGAAAACCGGCATGCAGCAGTTTCCGTTCTTTGATTCAAAGGCGCTCGATGCTGCCCGGTTTCTGTATGGTGCAAAGGTGAAACCGGATGAGGTATTCTGGCATGAAGGTACGCTTACCATTGATGAGATCTTGCCAAGTGCACCAGACGAAGAAGCACTGGAAGAGCCCATTTATACTGGAGGCTCTATTCCTGAAGGAAGCCGTAACAACACAATGTCTCATTTTGCAGGCCGCGTGCTGAAGCGCTTCGGCGATACAGACAAAGCCTATGAGGCATATCTAAAGCGTGCCAGCAAATGTGATCCGCCACTTCCAGCCAAGGAACTGCGCACCATCTGGCGCAGCGCACTGAAGTTCTTCAAGAAAAAAGTGGAAGGAAGTTCTGATTACGTCCCTCCTGACGAATATGAGAACACCTTCGGCACCTGTTTTCTTAAGCCGGATGACTACTCCGATATCGGCGAGGCCAAGGTCATTTCTAAAGAGTGCAAGAACCAGTTACGCTTTACGAGTGCTACAGACTTCATCGCCTTTGGCGGAGATCGCTGGTATGAGGATAAGCAGAGATCTCTTGGAGTCGTTGAAAATTTTATGGATGATCAGCTTGTCGATGCGACGGAAGCAATCCGCATCGCGGAGGAAAACCTGATCGCCATCGGCATTTCAAAAACAGACGTCAAAGCAAGAGGCAAGGCTCTCGTCAATGCGGTGCCTGAAAACAAGATGGTCCTTCTCTATGCACTGCTTAGCGCAGATTCATATAAGAAATTCGTCATGAAATATCGCAACTACAAGAACATCGTCAATGCCCAGAATGCTGCAAAGCCGATGCTGGCACTCGACGTTTCCGAGCTCGATTACGATCCGGATCTTCTCAACACACCAGACGCCACCTATGACCTGACAAAAGGACTCTCTGGCAGCCATCTGCATGATCCAGATGATCTCATCACAAAGATCACGGCCTGCTCTCCCGGTGACAAAGGAAAAGATATCTGGCTTCAGAATCTGGACCTGTTCTTCTGTAGCGACCAAGAGCTCATCGACTACGTACAGCAGATCGTGGGCATGGCGGCAGTCGGGCGCGTCTACGCTGAGCAAATGATTATTGCCTACGGAGGAGGCGCGAATGGTAAATCCACATTCTGGAACACTGTCGCCAGAGTCCTCGGAAACTACTCCGGCAAGATCTCCGCAGAAGCGCTCACCATGAACTGCAAGCGGAACGTCAAACCGGAAATGGCAGAGCTTAAGGGAAAGCGCCTCATCATCGCATCGGAGCTTGAAGAAGGTCAACGGCTGAATACTGGCATGGTGAAGCAGCTCTGCAGTGTGGATCCGATCGAGGCAGAGAAAAAGTATAAAGATCCGTTTCATTTTGATCCCTCACACACGCTCGTCCTCTATACGAACTACCTGCCCAAGGTGTCTGCAAACGACGACGGCACCTGGAGAAGGCTCATTGTGATTCCATTCAATGCGAAGATCACCGGGAACTCCGACATCAAAAATTACTCGGACTACCTCTTCGAACACGCTGGGCCTGCGATCCTTTCATGGATCATTGAAGGCGCGGAGACTGCAATCGCTAAGGGATTCAAGATATCAGAGCCGAAGGCGGTCAGAGATGCCGTGGACAAATATCGCGAAGACAATGACTGGCTGGGACAGTTCATCGATGAGCACTGCGATGTAGATCCATCATATACAGAAAAATCCGGAGACCTCTATCAGCAATACCACGCGGTCTGTTTTCAGAGCGGTGAATACGCGAGAAGCACAACGGATTTTTACGGAAATCTGGAGAAAGCTGGATTCAAGCGTAGAAAGACCAGATCCGGGATGCTCGTTTACGGTCTGAAACTAAAAACCGGTCAAGATTTTCTGGACTAAAAGTAAAAGTGTGCAGGTCGAGAAGGTCTATATACAAAAGTCCCTATAGAAATAAAATTTATATCTATATAGAGGTTTTAGGAATCGACCATCTTGACCTGCACACCTATGATTTCAAGGAGGAATGCATGAACGAAAAGGAAATAGAACGCAAATTAGTCATGATGGTAAAAAGCGCGGGCGGGATTGCACCTAAGTTCGTCTCACCTGGTTTCTCAGGAATGCCTGACCGCCTCATCCTGATGCCTGACGGACATATGGCGTTCGCAGAACTGAAGGCACCCGGGCAAAGGCCGAGACCGCTGCAACTGTCACGTCACCAGCTCCTTCGGAAGTTGGGATACAAGGTCTATGTAATTGACGACGTAATCGAGATTGGAGGGATGCTGTATGAACTTCAAACCCTATGATTACCAGAAATACGCCATTGACTACATCAAAACGCATCCGGTCGCTGCAGTCCTTTTGGACATGGGTCTTGGCAAGACGGTGATCAGCCTGACGGCAATTTTCGATCTTCTGTTTGACAGCTTTCAGGTCCACCGCGTTCTGGTAATCGCGCCACTACGCGTGGCAAGGGACACCTGGCCTTCTGAGATCAGGAAGTGGGATCACCTGTCCGGCCTCACCTACGCCGTCGCAGTCGGGACTGCCAGAGAACGAAAGGCCGCTCTGATGCAGAGCGCGGATGTCACGATCATCAACCGCGAAAATCTCGTATGGCTGATCGAGAAATCTGGCATCCCATTCAAATACGACATGGTGGTCGTCGACGAGCTTTCATCCTTCAAGAACCACCGGTCAAAACGCTTCAAGGCACTCATGAAGGTTCGCCCATCCGTAAAAAGAATCGTCGGCCTCACCGGAACCCCTTCCTCCAATGGACTCATGGATCTGTGGGCGGAGTTCAAGCTTCTCGATCAGGGAAAACGGCTCGGGCGATTCATCGGTCAGTACCGGCTGAATTATTTCGTGCCAGACAAAAGGAACGGCGAGATGATCTACTCTTACAAACCGCTGCCAGGAGCCGAAGACGCTATCTATAGGCAGATCTCTGATATCACGATCTCAATGAAGTCAACCGACCATCTGAAGATGCCGGAGCTGATTTCCACGAAATACGAGGTGCAGCTTTCCGAAGAGGAACGCAATCGATATGATGCACTGAGAAACGACCTTGTGCTTCAGCTTCATGGTGATGAAATCACAGCCGCAAACGCCGCAGCTCTCACCGGCAAGCTCGCGCAGCTTTCCAATGGCGCAATCTATTCGGACGACGGAAAGATCATTGCATTTCACGATCGAAAGCTCGATGCCCTGGAGGACATCATCGAAGCAGCAAACGGCAAGCCTGTACTCGTCGCCTACTGGTTCCGGCACGATCTTGAAAGGATCCGAAAACGGTTTGACATAAGGGAACTCAAATCATCCAAGGACATTGCAGACTGGAATACGGGTCAGATTCCGATCGGGTTGATCCACCCCGCCTCCGCAGGCCACGGCCTGAACCTTCAGGACGGCGGCAGCACGCTTGTCTGGTTTGGATTGACATGGAGTCTTGAGCTCTACCAGCAGACGAACGCAAGACTCTGGAGGCAAGGTCAGAAAAGTCGAACCGTGGTCATTCAGCACATCATTACATCAGGCACCATCGATGGTCGGATCCTGAATGCGCTGCAGCGCAAGGACAAGACACAGTCTGCCCTAATCAATGCAGTGAAGGCGGTGCTGCGATGATTGACCCATACGAGAACCTCGCGAACGCCATCGTGCTGCAGGCCGTCAAGGATTACCGAAAAGCATTAAAGACGCTGCAGATGAATCCGATGAGCAGATCAGCAAATGCGGACAAGAACACGCTGGAA